CCCGCATCGGGAAGGGCTGCGCGGCTGGATTGACGTGCCCCAAGGAGCGAAGAACATCCGTAGCGGGACGCGGGTGCGCGTCTACGCCAAAGCGCTGGCCGGGCGCAACCCGAGCCGCTATGACGTGTACGCCTTGAACGCCAGTGACACCCAGGCCGTGACCGAGGCCGGGGCGCGGGCCTTTGGTGCGGCGCTGGAAAGCGAGTTGCCATGAGTGCGGTCAGTCGCGCGGGGGCGCGGGCCGCGCTGGCAGGCTTGCTGGCGACGGCATTGCCAACCGCGACGGTCTACGCCTATCAGCCTGACGATCTCAACGGCGTCTCGCCGGTGGTGTGCGTTACGTCGGCAGGCTCCGAGCGCAGTCGGCTCACCTTGGGCGATACGCGGGGCAAGGCGCAGTGGCGCTATGAGATTCACTCCTTTGCGCTCTATCGCGATCAGGCGCGGGGCCGCGCGCGCGCGGCGGCAGCCGAAGACGAACTCGATGCGGTGGAGGCAGCGGTGGCAACGGTGATCCTGAGCCATCCGCGCCACGCGGCGTGGCTGGCCCTGACTCAGCCGGAGGCGACGCTGGTAGGCGAGCCCGTCAATCTGGGCGGGGTGATTTATTTGCACGAGGTCATTCCCGTGCTGGTGACAGGAGGCTAAGGATGGCCCAAACAACCGGAGCGCGGGCGGGCACCGCAGCGACGCTCCGCTTTACGGATGACGCCGGCGCAACCTGGCTTGACCTCGAAGGCTCGTCGGTGCGCATCGAGGTGCAAGAGCAGAGCCGCACGCGGGGGAGTAGTCCGACGTTGGAGGGCGGGCGGCACGTCTTGGGCGTAGGCAAGCGCGAACTGATGGACGTGGCCATCACGGCTCTGTACACCCCAACGTCGACCGAGGCCTATCGGCGGACGGTTGACGCCTATCGGCTGCGGCGAGTCACGACGGTGACCTGGCAACTTGAAGACGAGGCCACGGTGACAACGGCAACGGGCTACGTCACCGGCTACACGTGGCCCTCGGCGCTCAGTGACGACGCGAGCCCCCTGCCCATTCGGGTGGTGGTGACGACAACGGAGGTCGTGATCCCGCCGTTGCCGTGGAGTCTGGTGCAGCGTCTCGGGAGCGAAACCCACGTGCATTCGCTGGCCGACAGCGGCAGCAACGTCATGCTGGCCGGGACCAGCGGCGGCAATGTCTATCGCAGCACGAATAACGGCGCGAATTGGGCGCTGGCGCAACGCCTGGGAACCGAGACCGGCACCGAGCGCCTCCTTGCGTTGGGCGGGGGGATTGTGCTGGCAGGGTCGACTCCAACGGGCAACATCTATCGCAGCACGGATAGTGGCGCGAGTTGGGATCTCATCCAGCGTCTCGGGACGCAAACCCGCGTCTGGTCGTTGGCTTCGGCGGGCGGGGGAATTGTCGTCGCAGGCACACAACCAACCGGGCATGTCTATCGCAGTACAGACAACGGTCTCACGTGGAATTTCATTCAGCGCCTAGGCAGCGAAGCCAACGTCTATGCGCTGGCCTCGCTCGGCGGCGGGGTGCTGTTGGCGGGCACCGGCAACAATGGCCGGATGTATCGCAGTACGGATAGTGGCCTCACATGGACGGGGGGCGACCCTCTCGGCTTTCATTCGATTATTCGCCCCATTGTCGGTCTTGGCAGCGGGGTCGTGCTCGCCGGAACCAGCGGCGGCAATGTCTATCGCAGCACGGATAGTGGGGGTACCTGGAATTTCGTTCAGCGTCTGGGGACGGAAAGCGATATTTTTGCGTTTGCAGCCCTCGGCAGCAACGTCATGCTGGCCGGAACCAACGGCGGCAATGTCTATCGCAGTACAGATAACGGGCTCACGTGGGAACATGAGCAGCGCCTGAGCGAAGCCAACACCGTTGTGGCCGATCTTCTCGTTTTGAGTAGCGGTGCGGTGTTGGCCGGAGCGGCGCTGGGGGGAGAAGTCTGGCAGCGACGGAGCGATGCATAGGAGATTCTGATGGCACAAACAACATCCCACATGACCGGGGTGAATTGCCCGGTTGAATTGACGGTCAATGACGGCACGGATTGGACGAATATCAGCGGCTCGGCGGTGCGGGTCGAAGTGCAGGAGCAGAGCCGTACGCGGGGAAGTAGCCCCACGTTGGAAGGTGACACGCACGTCTTGGGCGTAGGCAAGCGCGAGCCGCACGACATCATCATCAACGCGCTCTACACCACTAGCTCGACCGAGGCGCACGCGCTGTTGCGGGCGGCCTACGAAAACAGCACCGCCGTGCAAGTGCGCTGGTCGCCTGAGGGCGGGCTGAGCGGTGATCAGCGGTTCACCGCTGCGGGCTATGTGACGGGCTATACCTATCCATCGGCGTTGAGTGACGACGCGAACCCGCTGCCGGTGCGGGCGGTGATCTTTACGGCGGGCATTGAGGAGAGCACGATATGAGCGAGGCGCACCCAACCGAGGCCCCAACCGAACTGACCATTGTGGTCGATAAGCGCCAGATGACGATTGGCGATCTGCGCTTCTTAGAGCGAGCCAAGCAGGGCAAGGTGAGCGATGGCGAATCGCTGGACTTCTTTGAGCGCGTGATCGAGGGGGGTGCCACCAGCCTTCCGTTGGATGCGCTGGAGGACGTGTGGGCCGCCATCTTCACGGCGGTCTACGGCAAGGCTGCAACAAAAAACTCCGCGACGCCCTCCTGACCTACCTGTGGATCGGGGAGGGCGATGTGCCCGTGGCCTACTTGGAATTGAGTCTTTGTCGGCTGTATCAGTGCCCGCCCTCGGCCTTGGCGGGGCTGGCGCTTGACACCATCCTGGAGCATCTGACCTGTCTGGAGGTCGAAGCGCAGGTACGGGAGCTTCGTGGCAACCTACACCGTTAAACTGATTGTGCTCGGGGATGACCAGGCCAGCCGTCCGCTGAAAAGCGCGGCAGAGGCGGCGCAGACCTTTGGCGACGCCGCAGCCTCGGCGGGGCGCTCGTCGGGGATGTTCGGCGAGGTCGTCACCGGCGCATTGCGGCGCGTGGGCGAACTGGCGGCGAACAGTGCGCTTGCGGCGGGGCAGGCCCTGCTCACGTTTGCCGCCAATTCCGTTACCGTTGCCGCCTCGTTTGAGCAGGCGATGGCCAAAGTGGGGGCCATCAGCGGGGCAACCGAAGCCGAAATTGCCACGCTGACCAGCACCGCCCGCGACCTGGGGGCCACCACCTCGTTCAGCGCAAGCGAAGCCGCCGAAGGCATGCAGTTCCTGGCCATGGCCGGGTTCGACACGAACGAGGTGGTCAGTGCCATGCCAGGGTTGCTCAGTCTTGCGGCAGCAACCGCGACGGATCTGGGCAGTGCTGCTGACATTACCAGCAACATTCTGAGCGGCTTTGGCATGCAGGCCACCGAAGCCGGGCGGGTGGCCGATCTGATGGCCTATGCGGCAAGCAACGCCAATACCGATGTGGGGCAATTGGGCGAGGCGATGAAGTACGCCGCCCCGGTTGCCAGCAGTTTGGGCATCAGCATTGACGACACCGCCGCCGCCATCGGCTTTATGAGTGATGCGGGTATCCAAGGCGGGATGGCAGGCACGGCCTTGCGCGGGATGATGATCCGGCTGGCGGCTCCGACCACGGGCGCGGCGAAGGCCATTGCCGACTTGGGGCTGAACCTCTACACGGCGGACGGGGCCTTGCGGCCCTTGCCCGAGTTGGTGAGCGAGTTCGAACGCGGGATGGCCGGGATGACCGACCAGCAACGCGCCGCCGCGCTCCAGACCATTATCGGCACCGAGGCCATCGGCGGCTTTAATGCGCTGCTCCTGCGCGGCGGTGACGCGCTCCAAGGCTTCAGTGACGAGTTGGGGCGCTCGGGCGGCACGGCGCAGCGCATGGCCGATGTGCAAATGGCGACGCTCCAAGGACGCATGAGTTCGCTCGGCTCAGCCGCCGAAAGTTTGCAGATCTCGCTGGGCACGGCAGCGCTGCCGGCCCTGAGTGCGCTGGCTGATGGAGCAACCACGGTCGTGCGCGGGCTCGATGGCTTTGTGCAGGCGGTGCTTGCCAATGGCGACGCCATTCAGAGTGTGCTGTACCCGGCCCTCATCGGTTTGGCCGCTGCCAGCGTCGCCTACGCTATGACCACCTTGCCGGGACTGGTGAGCGGGGTCTGGGCGAGTGTCACCGCCCTGGGAGCGCAAGCGCTGGCCGCGGCTGCGGCCGCTGCCCCATTTCTGGCCATCGGGGTTGCCGTGGCCGGGGTGACGTATGCCTGGAACGAATTTGACGGCAAGGTGAAGACGGCCACGCGCACGCTCCTGGATAGCCGCGAGTGGTGGAACGACAGCGCCGCTGCCCTGGCCGCCTACGGGCAGGCGAACCTCGATCTGCACCCCTCGCTGCAGGCGACGGCCAAAGAGATCGAGGATCTGCGCACGGCCATCGAAGCGGACATTGAGAGTCTGGGCAAGCGGAAGAGTGCGGGGGCTATCAGCGAAGCGCAGTACCAGCGTGAGATGGACGCGATCAACGCCAATGCCGACGCGCTGAAGATCGCCACGGACGCGCTCAATACCGAGATGAAGGCCATCTTGGACGCCGAGGCCGCAAGTCTGACCGCAACCGAGGCGGCGGGCAACCTGGCGCTGGGCACGGCAGGCCTGGGCGAGGCGGCGGGGTTGACGGCGCAAGACGTGGAAAAGCTCGGGGAGACGCTCGAGCAGATCTACACCGAGCGCGGGCCTGCCGCCCTCGGGGCGTATGCGTCCAGTGCGGCCACGATGCTCACCGGCGTTGAAACACGCCAAGCCGCCCATCGTGATGCGGTGGCGGCGCTGGAAGTGGCCAAGCAACAAGCGACAACCGAGGCGCAAGCCGAAGGGATCGCCGAACAGATCCGGCAACTTGAGGCGAGCTACGCGGAACAGGAGCTGCAAGCCGCAACCAGTTACGCCGCCCAGGCGCAAGCGCAACGGCGGCACTTGGGCGAGATCCTGATCGAATACACCGTGGCGCAGCGCATGCTGGGCAACATTGCCAGCGAAACCGCCGTCGCCATTACCACAGCCCTCGAAGAGGAATATGGCATTCAGGAGTCGCTGACTGGTAGCACCTTCTTGCGGATGGCCGGGGCGATTGACGCCTTTGCGGGGGACAGCAGCGCCAGCCTCGACGGGCTGATCGGCACGTTGCGCACGCAAGAGAGCGCGGCAATCGAAGCAGAACGGGCGATGACCGCGATGAGCAAGGAGTATGTTGCGACCGCCGTCGCAAACTTCACCGAGAAGGGCGACGAAGCAGCGGACTACATCAGTACGTTGAGTCGCATCCCGGCCGAAGTCGTCACGCGGGTCGTCACCGTGAACGTGACGCGCAACGAGGGCGGGCCGTCGACCGCTGCCCCTGGCGGGAATATGGAGGCGCGGGCCTACGGCGGGCCGGTGGCCGCGGGAACCCCCTACCTGGTGGGCGAGTGGGGCCGGGAGGTCTTTGTCCCGACCCAGCCCGGCACAGTGCTCTCGGCGGCGGATCTGGCAGCCCTGCTGCGCTCGTCGGCGCAGACCAGCCCCCCAGCCGGGCCTCAGGTGACGATCTACAACAGTGACATTCGCAACGAGGAGCGCTTGCTGGATCTGCTGCAGATGCAAGCGTTGTTACACGGAGGGCGGATATGACCACGATCAGCCTCGAACGCTTGGGCGTGCGCACACCCTTCCCGGTGCGCGATCCGCCCCTGAGCGGCTGGTGGGTTGAGCAGGAGCAAGGCACCGGCTTGCCGCCGTTGACGCGCCTGATCCAGCGCGGCCCTGGCCAGCACGGCGGCGCGGCTCGCGAAGCCGTCTTTGATCCGCGCCGTGTGACCTTGCTGCTGGGCATGCGCGGCACCAGCCGCAGCGACCTTGATGCCGTGCGTGATGCGCTCTTGCGCGTCTGCGCTCCGACCCCCACGCCCTTGCGCCTGATTTGGACACGCCCTGATGCCAGCGAGCGCTGGTTGACGGTGTTTGTGCGGTCAGGGCTGGCCTTTGGCTCGCTTGAGCGCCTTGGGTTGACCCAGCGTGCGGTGCTGGAGTTCGATGCGCCCGACCCGCTCTTTCGCGGGCCAGGGGCGGCGATTCGCGCAGGGGTAGGCGTGGCTCCGAGTGCTGGCCTTGCGGTGCCGCTGCCGGTGCCGGTTGCCGTAGGGTCAAGCACGGTTGCGGCCCAAGTGGTGGTGGCCTATCCAGGGGACTGGGATGCGCCGGTCGTCGTGACGGTACGCGGCCCGGTGCGCAACCTGGTCATCCGCAATCTGACCACAGGGCACCACCTGGATCTGACCGGGGCGAGGGTGGGGACGGGCGATCTGTTGACGATTGACACCGCCTATGGCGCAGGGACAATCATTGACAGCGCGGGCGCAAACCGCGTGGCGTTGCTGAGCGATACGAGCGATCTGACAACCTTCCGCCTGCGCTCGGTCAGTGATGCGCCAGCGGGGAACGTGCTGCGCATCACGGGTGACGACGCAACCAGTACCACCGATGTCTACGTGGCCTACGCGCCACGCTATTTAGGGAGATAAACGATGGCGCAAACCTCGATCTTTTGGGCAACCGAAAGTGTGGGCGATGGGGCGGGGCTCTACAGTCAGTCGCAGTTGTTCACCTGGCTCCGCACGATACTGCACGGCGATCCGGCCAGCCAGGGCGTCGTTTGGGACTATCCGCCAACCGGGCCGCAGAACTTGACCGCAACGGTGAGCGGCACGAACGTGCTGCTTGCACCAGGGGCCGCCGTCGTCTACGGCATTCCCTACTGGAGCGACGATACCGAGACGATCCCGGTCCCCGTCCCCGTGGTGGGCACGACGGGCCATCGGGTGGTCGTGCGGGCGGATTACGTCGCGCAAACCGTGCGCCTTGCGTTGCTGAGCAGTGCCGATGGGGTGAGTGCGCTGCCGGCCCTGACCCAGACGCTCAACACCACCTGGGAGATCCCGCTCTACGGCGTGCAGATCACCACGAGCGGCTCGCTTCTCCTCAGTGACCAACGGGTCTACGCCGAACACCGCGCCCCCTACGTGAAACGGCAGGGCGACATCGTGACGGGGCTAGCGGTGCAGCCACGCCTGGATGTCTATAATCCCGAGGAGATCGAAGATCAGCGCCGCTGGCGCATCGAGGCGAGTGCCATGCCGGATCCCGGCTTGAAGATCGGCACCGTGGCCGATGATGGACTGAGCGGCTTTGCGCCGTTCCTCAAAGTGACGCGGATCGGCACGGCCCTTGACGAGATCTTCCTTGGCGGCGGCGGCACGACCGTCAAAGACGGCGGGGGAAATGTGTTCTGGCACGACGGGCTGCTGGCGAACCTGCGACGGCAAGGCGAGACCGATTGGAGCGGCTGGGGCGAGAGTCCGACGAATAGCAGCCTGAGCCTGAAAGATCTGCTCATCCAGTTCGGCACGGCGCTCACCAATAGTAGCGGCAATTTCACCGTCACGTTTCCCGCCGCCTTTAGCGCCAAGCCCTGGGTGCTGGTCGTGCCCGTCATCCAGGGCTTTACCGCCGGGGCGGGCACGACCACGCTCACGACCGTGCAAGTTGCCACCTCGGACGGCACGAGTGCGGCGCAAGCGCCGTTCCGCTGGCTCGCCATTGGGCTGAAATAATGCCGCCCGCGACGTACAGCCTCATCCTGCGCGATCTGCGCGGCACGAAACTGGCGCACTGGAGTGACGTGCGCAGTCTGGCCTATGTGTGCCAGGTCAACGCGCCGGGGAGTGCGCGGATCGTCCTTGATGGCGCACATCCGGTCATTCCGTTGTTGGCCGATCACCAGCAACTGGAGATCTGGCGTCGCCTGCCAGGGCTGGCCTGGGCGCGTGAGTGGACGGGGTTGCTCGCCGCCCGCACCTGGGAGCAAACAAGCGCGGCTGATGCGGCCGTCACGGTCGAAGCTGACGGCTTGCTGAGGGATCGTCGCCTATCCCGCCGCAACCACAAACCAGACGCGCTTTACCAGCACCCGTGCGAGCACGATCCTTTGGCAGCTGGTGCAGCACAACCTGGGCCCAGGCGCAACCACCGCGAACGGGCGGCTGAGCGATGGACGGCTGCGCAACGTGACGCTTGCTGCCGATCCGCTGGCAGGCGCAACGCTGGACTGGTCATGCGCCTGGGCCTCTCTGCTCGCCGAAGCGCAGCGCCTGCAACCGCGCTTGGGTGGAGACTTTGACCTTGTGCCAGATCCAGCCAACCCCGCGCAGTGGGTCTTTCGCATCTACCCAGGCCAGCGGGGGGAGGATCGGCGGGCGGGCGGCGTCTTTTCCGGTGGACGCGGCACGATCACCAACGTGCGTCGGCGCGAAGCTTGGCGCGACGCGCTGAGCGTCGTAATCGTCGGCGGGCAAGGCGAAGAGGCGGCGCGGCGCGTGCGCGTGCGCACCGGCGAGCCGACGCCGCTTCTGCGCGAGCGCTTTTTTGATGCACGCACGGCGGCAGACAGCAATGCCGCCCTGGATGCGCGGGGTGATGCGGTGCTGGTCGAAACGCGACTGCGGGATGACGTGACGTTTGACGTAGTGCAGACCGAAGGCTGCGCCTACGGGCGGGACTATGCCTGCGGGGATCGGGTGACCCGTCGCGCCTTTGGAACAAGTGTCGAGCAACAAATCACGTCGGTTACGGTGCTCTGGACACCGACCGGGGGTGAGCAGATCAGCGTGGGGGTGAGCGATGGGCCAGCATGACCTGGTTGCGCTTGTCATCGAAACCCGCCAGCGGGTGGAGAGCCTGGAACGAACCGAAAGCGGCGGCGCAACCGGCCCCCAAGGGCCGCAAGGCGAGCCGGGGCCGCAGGGTGAGCCGGGGCCGCAGGGCCCAGCAGGAGCGACGGGCGCAACCG